GCTCGAATGACTCAACGTCTGTATCTGTGATTTGCCTTGTGACCTGGCCAGCCCCGTAATCTCTAGCAATGACTTTGTTTTCATCGCTCAGCGTTTCACTGTAGTTTTGGCCAATCTCAATATTTACATCATTGACCGTTGAAGTACCGTCTTTTCCTTGCTCAAGCTGACTTTGTGTTCTGCCGCCGGGCTTAAAATCGTAAGAGACATCCTCAGGTGCGAAATTGCGTTCTGCTCCGGTCCTGATCGCAGTTTCTTCTAAGAATATTCCCTCATCGCATCCGACCAGACCAGCAATAGGCCCCTCACAAAGAAGGTCAACAACGCGAATGACTGAAGTGGAGTTTAAGGCCATTATGCTCTATTTTGGTTATCGTCTTTGAATCGATTGTAATTGTTCATCGCAATCTTGATGTCACAAAATTCATTCGCCCTGAAGTCAATTATTTTCACCTTAGTGTCGATCCCTCGGTTGTCTTCGATTGGAGCGTATTTGATGTAATTCATCCATCTATACTTTTGACCGCGCAGAAGTAGGCCCTGGACAGTGGCCCTAAGAGTTGCGGTCACGGGATCGGGGCCTGAAACCTTCGTTGTAACTTCAATCTCATAGGTAATAAAGCCATCTACGAAACTTGAGTCTTCTCCACTTACACGGTCAAATAGTCCGTCTTGGAGTTCAAAAAATATTTGATAATTCTCAGACCTGTCATCATCTTCGCCGTCAACTTCGTCCAGTTTTATTACGTTGCCTTGCTGCAGCGTTAAAAACTTTTGAGATGAATTGCCATCTGAAAATTTCACTTGATCATATTCCCACCTTCTGCATCTGATGCCAGACGCTTCAGTTTTGCTAAATCCAATCTTTTCGCCGCCGAAAAGTATGGTGTCAGGCCCTGGCGTCTTGATCACATTCCGTAATGGATCAGACTCATCCGTGACATCTACATTCGCTGATAGAAGCTGAGAACCGATCAACACTTCCCCGTAGGCCACTGGGATCGTGGCGCCAACCCCAACGGTGTTAGCTGCTCCGGTGTAGGCGTACGACTGGCGGCCATCTGTTCCACGTGTAACGGATTGCGGCCCATCTGTTGACAGGCTGTCACCACTGCCCAAACGATTAGAGCCCAGGTTGCCGATTGTTGGCTGAGGAGAAAGGAGCTGAGAGACACCACCCAGGACCAGACTGGCGCCGATTGCACCGATTGCGGAGGATGCGCCTGCAACCGTTGCGCCTAGAAGCCCCGCGCCACCAGCGCCAAAACCAGCACCTAAGCCAAGGAAACCAGCACCAGCACCAGCGGTCAGAATCGCAAAAGCTACTAGACCCACCCCCGCCAAAATCGTCCCAGTTCCACCGCCACTGCCTGCAATCACAGGAGCGACGATCAGGTCATGCCGCCCAATCGGGAGGCGCAAGTCTGGATAATCCAGATCGGTGTCCGCTTGGATAACCCGGTATCCGACTCCGTGCTCATGCGCCGTGATCAGCTCTTGCTGTAGCTCAGGATGATTGATGCATAGCAGTTTTATCGCTTCTGCCGGTGTCCTCAGGTTTGTGTATTTATGCTCAACGCCATAGCGCTGGCCCAGCTCACCCAGCAACCTGACGGTCTGAATCATGCCTGAAGACCGCCGCGACTCTGCTCACATAATACTGACGCAATGGTTCAACAGCACTCAAAGAATCTTGCCGCTGATGCAGAATCTGCTCATTCTCCAGCACTATTGCCGCGTGCATTGGCGCCATAGTGCCCAGGCGCATGATCAAGACGTCGCCTGGCCTGCGCCGGTCAAATTCAACCTGAAAGAACCCACAGGCTTCGGCTTCTGCCAGAAATAGGCTTTCGCAGCTGTCTAGATCTGCAGGTCGATCAAAATCAGGAATGGCCACGCCCTTCAGGTTGAACCACTCGCGGACCAGAGAGAAGCAATCGCTTCTGCCGTAGTCCCACTGTCTACCTATCAAGGCTCGATAGTTGACCATTGCTCATCAGGGATGGAGTAAATGTGCCACGGCACGCCAGTGCCACGGCAGGCCGACAGATCAGCAGCACTAGCAGGCCCTCCCATTGGATGCGAGTGTATGACCGCAGTCACAGCCCCGCTTAAGGCAGCTGCGGCAAAGCTGCGCGGGTCAATCACAAAATCTCGCTCAGGGTCATCAGCGATATTTCGACACGGCAAAAACTTATCGCCGCAAACCACACCGCACGCCTCTAACGGCGCAACGCTCGCAGCGTAAGCCTCAAACTCAAGTTTGCAATCTGGCGCCAGGGAAACCGCCGAATGGCAACAAGCCGCTTGGAAACCTGACGGCGCAACTTTCGTATTTCTTCGCGCATTGATCATTTGCCTCATCCGTTGAGTTGTTATTCAGATCAAAATATCTTTTATCTGAATAGCCACATTCAACGCCTCGATATTTCCATTGGCAATGTTCAACAACTTGCCGCCGAGGTAGCCCAAGGTTTGTCAAGTCGAGCTTACTTGTGAGCTCAAATTCAACTAATTCAGGATTTTCGCTTGCCACTCGATCAATATACCAAACTTCATCCTCAAACTTTGCGCTAGGGTCTGCCGTTGCATTGCCTGCTGAGAAGTTGACAGCATCGAGGAATTTCTTGCATGTTCTGATCCTTGTGACTTTTGCTTGCAACGGGTTGTAAAGCGCCAACAATGCTGAAATTGAGCTGTTGGCGTTTGCGATCCTGAAGGTAGGTCGAGGGATTGCGCCTTTGCTCGTCACATCAAAGCCTTCAACCTCTACCGGCACAGCCTGATAAGTCAGGCCGTTGAAGACCACATCAGCCAAGAGCTCATTGGTCCCCGCATGGTAGAAAAAAGTCGTATCGATGCCATTGACTGCGGCTGTCAACTGCAGCTGAAATAACTCAATGATGGCAGACGGCTCAAGAGCCTGCAGCTGCTCCTGTATTGATTGTGGTGTCGTCATGCCTCAAATACCTGTTCGAATAATGCTTGAATCGTTGCTCTATTCAAATAGGGAATATCCTTCCGCCATTCTTTACAGATAAATTGAGCTGCAGCTGATTCACCGGGCGGGGTGAACGTGAAACTTTCTTGCCCTCCCCTTGCGTCTAGAAATGCCTCGATCGTGTCAGCATCGGCTTCCGAGACATTCCAAGTAAAAAGGTATGACTTCGGGTTTTGATTGATGCCGTAGACCGTTCGTTGGCTGTAGCCGCTGCCGAATTGAGCAACTCGCACCTTGGGAGCAGAATTTTTTGATAGGTCATAGGTTGGCGTGATCGCTGGGAAGTTTGCCATTTATGCAGCTAGGAGCCCTCCGGGTCGTTTCTGTTTGATCAATTCTGCCTGAACTGCAGCACCTAGGGCTGCCCCGAGCTGGTTTGCTTGGCGCCCGTCGCCCTCAGCCTTGGTTCCTGATGCGTCAACATTCACCACCACATTGGCGCCGCCCCCCATGCTGCTATTTGGCGCGATGCTGCCACTTCGGCCAGGAGTGAAGAGCTCAGGCCCACGCTCTCCAACCATGTAAGAAGTGCCGCCCATTACGGTGCCGCCTTTAGCCCTGCCCCCGCCGAACAGCTTGCTGAAGACACCAACGCCATCGTTACCGGCCAAGCCACCCAGCAGACTATTGAGGCCAAACTTAAGCAAGATATTTGCCAAGCTTCTCAGCGTGCCTGAAGCAACGTCTGACAGCCGCTTGGTGCCATCGACAGCAGCGGTCAAGCTGTCAACAATGCTCGTTGAGATCGTCTGACCGATCGAAGCGTAGAGCGCGTCCATCTTGTCGGCTTGGGCTTTTGCTTTTGCGTCGAGCTCTTGAAATGCTGCATCAAAATCACTCAAGAATCTTGCTAAAGAGTCAGCCTCTTCTTTTGCAGTTTCTGCAATTGTTTTCTTGTAGGCTTCTGCCTCGTTCCGCTTGTTTTCCAACGCAATTCTTGCAGCAATTTGTGCATCAACATCTTCCTGAGCGAAACCTTTTGCATTTTTTTGCAACTCTGCGATGTCAATATTTAGCTGAAAATTCTTTCTTTCGGTTTCGTTTACCGCGCTTGCGAGTAATGCTTGATTCTCTAAAGCTTGAACTCTATCCCTTGAAAGCTGCGCCAGCTTTCTGGCTTCTTCCACAGGGTCTGGGCCTTTCCGCGCTGCGCGGCCTGTGCGTCCTGTGCTTTTGATGGTTCCTGCCGACAAGGCTGGAAGCTCTGCAGTCTTAGGCGCAGCTATCTCAGGGGCTATCAAGCCTTGCTCAAATCCGTAAGCCTCTATCAAATCTCTTTCTCTTTCTTGCTTTAATTGATTAAAGACTGCCGGGTCAAGCTTGCCCCCACCGCGTATTAATGCAATTTCTTTTGCTTCTTCCTCGGCCTGCCTAAGAATCTTTTTTCTCTGCTGAATATTAAGCCCAAAAGCTTTAGACCTTTGATCGGCAGCGAGAAGCTGATTTATTGCGTTAAGCGCCCCAATGGCTTGATCGACTATTCCTTTAATCGCTGGGCTCAATACTGTCCCAATCCTTCTGGCAAGGCTGTCAATATTGTCTTGTAGAGTGCTAAATTTACCTGACAAAGTATCAGACTGGGCGATCGCTCCCCCTGCATACTGGCCTCCTGTTTCGGTTAATTTTTGCAGTGCAAATTCAGCGGCCTCAGCGCTGATTTGTCCTTTCTGCAAAGCTTTGCTGAACTCTTCACCGGTCAACCCATATTCTTTTTTCAGAACTCCCGCAAGGTCAACGCCACGCTCTTGAAGCTGCAAAAGCTCTTCTGTCTGAAGTTTCCCTTTCGCCTGAATCTGACCGTAGGCCGTTGCGATGCCGTCTAGGTCAGCACCAGTCGCGCCAGCAACATCTCCTAAGCGCTTGGTAGTCTCAACTAGCTTCTCAGTGTCAACCCCGAATGCTTTTAAGCGCTTGGCAGTTTCAATCAGCTCAGAGCTAGTGAAAGGCGTCACTGACCCAAAATCTTGAAGCTCTTTTATTATGTTTTTAGCTTTATCGACTGAACCGGTCAGCACTTCTAGGCTTTTTGCCTGCTTTTCGATCTCAGCGGTCTTAACAAAAACAAACCTTGCCGCTTGAACAAAGCTGAAAGCTGCTGTTAGTTTTGTGACAGTTGATGTGAGCTTGCTAGCCGCCTTGTCTACGGCGTCAATCTGTTTGGCTGACCTTTTAGCGGATACTCCAGCTTTTGATACGGATTTTTGTAATAACTCTGCCCTCTGGGCTGCTTCCCCCGTTGCTTTCTTGAACCGCCCAAGCGATCGGATGCCCTGCGTGGCATCAACTATTAGCTTGACGATCGATTCAGCCATGGCCCTATTCTACCGGCCTCCCCTTTTTGCGCGGTCCATTGCCTCCCGCTCTTTCTCTGCCTTCAGCTCGTAATACGCTGCAAAATGCACCATCTCCGCATCGGTCAGCTCTGTCCGCAGTCTGCTAACAGTCATTCCTAGCTCGCAGGCTAGATGAAACTCAAAAAAGAGCCACCCATCCTGCTTCAGTCGTTTTTTGCGTCTTCAAGGCTGGCTTCTTCGCCAATACCAAACACGAACAACTCAAGATCGTTCAGAACGTTCTCAGGCAGCTGCCGCTGCAGTTTTGGTGCATCAGCTGGGGCGAATGCTTTGCTCCCGTCTTCAAGTTCTGCCATCTGGCACAGCATCTGTGTGCTCAAATCCAAAGCTTCATCAGTGCCGGCCAGTTGCTGCGATTTCTTGCGGTCTGCCCTTGTGATCGGCTTGAAATACAAACTGATCACAACCTTGCCGTCTGCATTCTTTACGTCAAATTTTCGCCGCTGGTTAAGGTCAAATTCCTCAACCAGCAAATCAACGGGGCGATTTCTTAACATGAATAGGCTTTCTTTAATAGAAGCTTAGCTTATTCAAGGTTGCCAATAATATCGCCGCTCGTCACGAAGTTGCAACTGACGGTCACCAAATCACCAACAGCTGATCCAATCTCAGCGTCTGTAATGATGCCGGCAAAGCTTATGGAATCAGAGCCCGGAGTCGTACCCGTCGTAAACAGCTCAAACGTCGCGTCTGATGCGTCAGCCGCAGTCAGGACATCTTCA